GCTATGTTCGACGGTGGTGGAAAGGAATTTTATGAGTGAGGATTTTGGGGATTTGTTTGGTTTTTTGGGTGGTTTAGATGGTGTTTTGCCGGGTGTGTTGTTTGAGTGTGTGAATGATGTGTCGTTTGAGTTAGCGGAGTCCCGGGGCCAGACGGATGTTTTGTTTTTGGGGTCGGATGGCCAGCGTTTGGTGAAGTGTTTGCATGTCCCTCGTGCCGGTTTGGGTGGTGATGGGCCTGTTTTGTTTCCGGGGATATCGAATTTTATTATAGTTGCCGCTTATTCGGATGAATTTATCCAGGATCGGGTTGAGGAGTTGATCGAAGAGTTCGACTCCGAAGAGGAACGCGAAGAGGAATGGGAAAAGTTCATGTCGACACTGGCGAAAGATATCGCGTACATTTACGATCAGAACCCGCCAGAGAACCTGGTCGACCAACTCGGAGATTTATGAACTGGAACACTGCCGCAGCCGAAGTCACCGAAAGAATCTTTAACGGTGATCAACCATCCGGCACCCTAGGAGGCCTCAGGTTCCTTCTAGATCACTTCGTCGACGCGAACACCTCAGAACGTTTAGAAGGCTGCCAGAGCGAAGAATTCGTTGCTTTAGGGAAGATTGCGTTGCAGTTAGGCCGGCGCCACGGCTATTTCGAAGGTCCGAGTGCTGCCCAGCACGTTTTAGACACGGTGATCCGCAAACAGTGCGACTATGGGCATCATAATATTGCTCGATTCGGTCGTTTAGGTCTACTGGTGCGCATGCACGACAAGATTGCACGTCTCGAAAACTTGATGTCTTCGGGCCGGACCCCCAATCATGAATCAATCGAGGACAATATCCTAGACGTTGTTGGGTATTCAATTGTTGGTGCGATGTGGGAAGAGGGTTCTTTTTTGTTTGATGTTGTGCCCTTACACGCGCTACAAGTGACGGTGGTGGAAAGCGGCCCTCACCACGAAAAGGAATGGGTGTTCTGATCCACTAGGGGTCAAAAATATATAAACACGCCCCCATATCTGGATAAATCTATCCAATACGTGAGGGGAAGCACACCCCCCAAAAAAAAATTGCTTTTTTAGCCGTCCAGCACACCTAGTAAAAGAAACTACTTTTCGGAAGACCCCCGCCCGGGTGGGGAGCCTCAGGAGGCATCACCTGCATCCACCCCCTGAGGCATCAACCCTAGTGGCCATCAAAGGAAAGGGGAACTTCTCCGGCCAAAAATCAACCTAGCACAACCACAAAACACGTGCATGTAAACAAATCTTTCAAATATTTAAAGAAATATCCCATCGGTGCTTGCACGCGCGCCACAACGCGTGATATGTTGCCCGACAACAACTACGGTCGACCGGTCGGAACTGTGATAACACTTGCGTCACCTGCGCAAAGTGCTATTAGTGGTGTACTTGAAGCGGAGAGACCTTTTCTAAAGGTTCCCCCGGACCCCCTCCAAAGGGGTTTTCTTCTCTTACTAGTTTTCAACTATTGAGAAACTAAAGTCATTGCTTGTAATGATTCTTTATTAACTCACAAATAAAACACCTTTTGAGAGAAGAATCTATACGCGTACCGATCGGTCAAGCAAAGTAAAGAAAGGAAGACACTTTGAACGTTAATATATTAAATACTATGGAAAACGAATTTTTTGAATTTCAAAAACCAGAGAAGAAGAAGAAAGTTCGCGGACCTTCAAAAGCAACGGTAGAACAGACAGTCAAAGGTTCTACGGTGGCGGAAAGCGCCATTCAAGAAATCTACGACTACTGGTGTCATGTGATGCGACCGAATCGGAAGAACCCTGCGCGTCTGGATGTTAAGGGTCGTGATCGTGTTGCGGCTGCGATTAGTGATTTTGGTATGGAGGTGTGCCGGCGTGCGATTGATGGTTGTTCGAAGTCGGATTTTCATATGGGGCGGAATAAGCGTGGGCGTCGGTATGACAGTTTGGATTTGATTTTTCGTTCGCATGAGCATACGGAGCGGTTTTTGGGGTATTTGGTGGATGGTGATGAGCCGTGGTGAGGGTTCGTGATGTGTCGAAGGAGTTTGAGCAGTTTGTGTCGGTTTGTTTTGCGATGTTTAATCGTGAGTTGTTTGAGGGTGATCGGCGTAATGTTGTTCGTGCTTGGTTTGATGTGTTGGGGGATGTGGATGTTGAGTTGTTGCGTGTGAAGTTTGTTGAGTTGGCGACGGTGTCTAAGGTGATGCCGACTCCTGGGTTGTTGCGTAGGCATGTGTTTGCTGATCGTATTAGTGATGTTGTTTCTCCTGCTGTTGCGTGGGGTCAGTTACAGGGGTTGCGGGTTGCTTTGAATTCTGGTGTGGAGCGTCCGGTGCTTGCTGTGACGGTGGTGGAAACGATTCAGAGGTTGGGTGATGTTGTGTTTGGTTTGACGACTAATGGTGATCGGGAGTATTTTTTGGAGGTTTATCGTGATGTTTGTGAGGCGCGGTTGGTTGAGTTGTTGAGGGTGGGTGTATGAAGCGGTTGACGGGTAGGCCTCCGGTTGTTCCGGTTGGGGATCGTGCGTCTTTGTCGTTGAAGGTGTCTGCTGATTTTAAGAGGTTGGTGTTGGCGCAGGCTGAGGGGTATGGGTTGAGTATTAGGGAGTATGTGGAGTTGTTGGTGTTGAGAGATGTCGGTAAGTGAAAGATTTAGGGTATAGTCAAGAACTTTTTGTTCAAGAATTAAAAATTGGGCACAAGTGGACAGAGTACGTTGCTGAAATACTTAACTCTGAGGGCATCAAATGTGAGGCCACACCAATGAGTATTAGAAAAACCGAAAAAGAACGTCTTTCTTTTGCTACAGAAAAAGATGTTGTGTTTCAAAACATGTCTGGAAATATAGAAGTTAAGTCACGACGACTCAACTTTAGTGAAAAACCGAGCAGTTACCCTAAAAGTACTGCTTTTGTTGATACAGAATTCGGGTGGAAACTAAAAGACCCTCTTCCATTGGCTGTAGTTTTGGTGAGTCAAGAAACTGGCTCGTTGCTAGTTATCCCGATTTCTAGTATGCCTACATGGACAACAACACGAAGATTTGATAACGTTCGAAAGATAGAGGACACCTTTCTTTTGGTCAATAAAAAGCATTTGAAGCCTTGGTCTGAATTTGTTGACTGGCTAAACGTTCGGCAGGAAAAACATGAACAAAAAAATAGCGCCTAAAGCAGCCAGGAAGGCTAAATATAAGGACCGTTTATACAATATTGCTTTGCGTGTTGACGGTTCTTTAAAAAATCAGATTATTGACGCTGCTAATCGGAATAAAATGATGTTGAGTGAGTATGTTTTGTATTGTGTTTGGGAACATATGCGTTCAGAGCGTGGAGTTCCTGTCCCAGGGGAGTCGCAGTTTGCTTTAGCGGACCCTATGGAGCATTTGAGGGCTTATCTTGAAGGTAAAGATGTTTTGATGCCGTGTGGTAAGAAGGAATGTGAAATGAAAATTGTAGAATTCCAAGATATGGAATTTTGTGAGACTTGTAATGTGAGGATTTCGTGATTTCAAAGTTTGAAGGAACAGTTTTTCAACGTAAAGCAGACGGATTTGCTTTTTTTGTGAGTCCGATGGGCAAAATTTGGGACATTGGTGAAGAAATGTCTAAATTTTGGCCTGATATTACTCAAGTTTTGAATGTTATGGGCATGGCTCGTCACATTAGGGACGAAGTTATTGATATTAGTTTTGACAATATTTGGATTTTTGCTATTCCAGACACAATGGATCACGAAATTGCGTTAAATCAACTTTTAGAGAAGTGCTCAAGTGTTGGTTGCAGTTCTTTAAATCTTGTTGGAAGCGAAAAACTGTATGAATTGTCTAACAATATTACTGACGTTGATGTTGATTTGGCTCTTTGTATATCAGATTGATATACTTTTGGCTAATCTCCCCACATTTGGGCTAACGTAGGTCGGGTTGGCCTAACTCCCCTTCGTCTTTGTTCTGCCGCCAACTGTCTGCTCGTCAATCCAGCCCAAACACCATGCATATCTGCTGCCGGGAACTCAAGTGCATACTCAAGGCATTGTGGTTGCACAGGGCATTCCGCACATAAAGCGCGAGCATCAACAATGTATGTAATATCTTTATGTTCTTTAGGGAACATGATATAAGTTTTGCCTTTACAGGAAGCATTGTTCATCCAACTTTGCTTACCATTATTTATGATATTACCAATACTATCTTCTAAACTCACTGAATAGCCTTCCTTACTTTAATAGATGTAGAATCTTGCACATATGTTTTATATGGGTGTCCTGTATGAGGATCATATTTTGATGCTGTAGATAGTGCTTTCAAAACATGACGCTTTGCTTGCGTTAAAGTAGGCATCTTTGGGCACAAAATATTAAGCGCACCGAGGGCATAGTACGTCCCCGTTCCAATTGCATATAAGCCGGAAGCATCTGTGGTCCACGCATAATCATTATCAATTTGATAAATCATTCTATTTACTGAGATAATGATAGATGAACCTTGTTGCGCCACATGATCTGACGACTCTTTGGGTGGTGGGGAGTATCCGTTTGAATCAAAACACTCTCTTAACGCTGAAACGAATTTGAGAGTAATGAATTCATCTAGTTTTCTCCCTTTCATCGCTGCCGGGGGAATCGGAGGTTGAAATGCATAGTTGATTAAGTTGATGGCACGTAGATCGCCGGCAATACCAATTAAATATGGTCCCACTTGCGCTATTTTGCTCATAGATGGACTTAACGTTTGCACATATGAGACATATCCATCATCGTCAACCGTAGAAATCCGACTATCAGAACAAAGAATGGTAAAACCATCTCCTTGTATCCCGACAATTGTTGTCATTTCATTTTCCAGCCGCGTAATTAGAAATAAATTCTTTTCCTCTAAACATCCCCCAACCTGAATAAATGGCCATGCATTCATATGAGAACTTATGTTCGCCATCATCTTCATACATCACTACGCCAAGACCTTGTTGCCAGTTTTCGTGACGAACAAGTGGACGACCATCGAGGTCAACTCCACCTCGTGTGCTCGGAATGGCACCATCGATTCGTGCTAGGCATCCTGGTGATGCTGCCATAATGGTTCTTGGGCCGTCCCAATCTTCGCGAGTTTTAAAAGCCATTTCAACACGATGAATGTGACCATAAATAACACTGCTTTTTTCAGCGTTGAGGTATACATGGGCAGTTGAGCCACCGCTCTTCACACGGTCACCGTGGATAATTCGCAGTTTTTTATTTACCCAGATATCTGAAGCAGGGTATCCTGGTCGGTATTCAACGCCAAAATCTTCCATTCTGCAAAGATAAGGAACACTGAGGACCGGCCATGATTCTGGGATATTGCCTTTCCGTAAGCCGTATGCTGCACCAGCATTTTGTACAAGATATTTTGGCATGCGCTCTTCGTGGTTGCCTGCTAGCCAAACAATTTGTGCATCCGGTGAAGCGTGACGCATCTCTGCACAGAAAGTTGTTGCTCTATCAATTGTTGCTTGAGTTGTTAGGGCGTAACTTGGATAGGTTACATATTTACCCATCTCTGGCAAGTCAAGGTTGTCGCCAACACAAACGATAAGTTCTGGTTTTAGGTGCTTGATGACGTTTAGGGCAACACTGATTGCGTCTTCGTCATGTGTCGGTTCAAGTTGGCCGTCACGATTTCTGAAATAACCAAATTGAATGTCCGGTACTACAACGCATGTTTTAAATGTTTCAGCCTTTTTGGGTGTGGAAGTGTTTTTGGGTAGTTTAATTTCTGGTCCACGTTGAACTACAGGCCATTCTGGACCGGATTCCCATTTAGGTGAAATTTGGATTGCGGCAAGGTCAACAATTTGTGGTTCGCCGTTTTCGTCTTTCAACATTGACTGGTAAATGGAAATACGCTTGATATCCCCAATTTCATTGATGTCAATGTTTTTTGAAGCCAGAAGTTCCGCAATTGCACCAAGATTTTTTGTTTTATTTGCGGATGTTTCTACTTCTGATAACTTGTCAGACAAGGATGTCATTTAATTAATTCCTTTACTATTGAGCATTTGCATGCAGATTTTGAGAGAACGCAATGTCGAGCAGTTTCAATTGTTGATCTACCGATTTCAATTTTTTCTGATACCAAAGCACGATGAATTGCTCGTGCTGAAATTGATTCGTTTTTCATTAATTTGATAAGGATTTCTTGTGAGTCTTGATCTAGTGATTTAATCAATCCTCCAAATTTGCAACCATCTTGTTCTTGCGTGAGAAGTTGATTGAGTGTGTCTTTTAGCACTAGTGCCCCTTTGCGTTGTCTGTTATGAACTACGCTCATAGAATAGAACTCTTTTTACTGGAGTGTGTAGACGATGACAATATTCAAAATTTGGGTAGATTCTGAAGACAGTATGAATAGTCAATCTTTGCTATCTACGTCTGGGCGTGTTCTTGTTGGTTTATCTGAAAACCCTGATGTCGGTCATTTGGCTTTGTCGCTAATGCTTGGAGTGACAGAAACTGCTATAGAAAAAGCAGTAGCAAAATTAATAAAAGCAGGTATGCTTGAAGTTGAGAAAAAAGGCCGTCGCAATAAATACACAATAGTTTGGGATGTTGTTTATTGTGATAGAGACTTCAAAATTATGAAAGAGTTTTATGACAATCAAACACGACTCAGTAACACATGACATTTTGGTGTATGCAAAAATGATGAATAAACCTTTCAAGCCAACTGACCCAATGGTTATTTTTGCAAAAATGGACAGAGTCTCCAAGATTGAACGTTCAATCAAAACATTAATAGAACATGGATACTTAAAAGACTGCAACGATGGGCAATATATGATTACGCTATCTGGCATAGATCATATATATGTGATGGCAAGACGTCTTGGAATTAGCCAAGCCCACGGGAATAATTAAAGATTCTTAGAAACCAGCCAGGCGTGGAATGCCTCATCGTTCATTGGCACAAACCATAATTGACATGCCTCAGGATCATTGCTGTCTCCAGAGATAGACCAGCATAATTCTAGAACTTCCTCAATGGGGCATACTCCAACATTGCACTCAAAACCATATCGTGTCAAAAAAAACTGAACAAGGCAGCCTGATCGACTATGCCAACATGCTCCGGAATGTCCATTTGGACAAACTATCTCAACAATTTCGACTTCAGTCTTATTTAGGCGCAACCTAATTTTGTGGCCGTCCGTATGCCAGACCAATTCATTGTCTTCCATATCGTGCCGCATCCTCAGTGAGATTTATATTTTTCACCTACATCTTGAGGCGAAATTAACATGAGCCTACTATTCGCTATCGGCTCTGTCAACTTTGTTGAACACGGAGTTTATTTCCGCTACAGATAGTTTACCGTCATCCAGGTACGCTCGTGACAACCCTTCGACAACTTGTGCGACTCCAGCGACGCCAGCCATGAAAACTGCCTTCCATAACGGGATGTTGGCGATAGCGCCAGCCCCAATAACACCAAGCCCTGAGGCTGCAAATGTTGCCAGAATACGGAATGCAAGAGTTTTCATAATAATTTTCCTTTATTTATTTTTTTTAGCGAATAAATAGATGGCAAAACCAGAAGCGAGAATGCCAAATGCGATAAGACCTGAATTGTCTGTATCCGAGCCCGTAATTGGGAGGGTGGTGACTTGAGTTGGAACTGTTGTCGTGGGCGCCTCTATTGTCACCGCAGGGGCCTCTGTAGTCGTCGCAGGGGCTTCCGAAGTAGTTGTGGGTGCCATTGTGGTGGTCGTCACAGGAGCCACCGTAGTTGTAGTGGGGGCCGAAGTAGTAGTGGGCGTTTCTGTAGTGGTGGTAGTTGCGGGGGCTTCCGTAGTCGTTGTGGGCGCAACTGTCGTAGTTGTAGTAGTTGTAGTGGTTGTAGTAGTTGTCGTTGGCGCTACTGTCGTAGTTGGGGGCTCGGTTGTTGTGGGGGGAGCCACGGGCGCATTCGGGTTATTGGGGACGACAGCACCAAATGGTGCACCATTTTTTACAGTATTACCTGGTTGGCTATCAACTAACAGGACGGGCGAGAGTCCGGTGTCACCAAGATTAAAAACCGCAAAACCAAGTAGGTATGTACCTGTAGTCGAAACCTGATAGGTGGATACTTGCCAGCCGGTTGAGCCATATGTTCCGGTCGAGTAGTCACCAGTCCCAGGGTTAGTAAATCCGAGCAGAGCATAGTTGCCCACGCCATTATTCACAGTGATTTGTGGTGCTGTTCCAGTTCCAGTATAAACAAGCGATGTAATAGAACCATCATTGAACGGAACGTAATCTGTTCCAATATAGTTCCATGACATTGTGTAGGTTACACCTGCATTCAGCGTGACTTCTTTGGTTATCCATGCCGCATTTGTTGGGTTTGGGTCACCTAAACCTGATGCTTGCTGTTGCTGGGTTAGGAGCGTCTTGATTGCTGTATTCTGATTTGGCGTGAGGCCCAATGCGCTAGTGGCATTATCGAATGTGGGAGAACCGCTCGGCTGCAATGATGCTGCATACGTGCCATATGGAGAGAATGTCCAAGTAGTCGGGGTGACTGCCGGTGCATAATACGGGTTGGGCTGACCATTACTTAGAGTTGGACTACCAACGGCGTTATGCGAAGGGGCGCTGAATGAAATGCTTCCAGTCGTAATATTGACACCAGAACCTTCTTGCGTGATGGTTGTGAGTGCACTAGTGCCAGATACTGGGCTTTTGTTCCACCCATTTAATGTTCCGGTTTCAAAATCGGTACTAGAAATAACATCAGCAGATGCAATAAAAGGGGCCCCTCCTAATGAAGTAAATACTCCTACGGTTGCGCAGGCAGCAACCATCAAGGGTTTTTTAAATGCAGGTTTAATTTTCAATTGAATCCCCTTTAATAATATTTATTCGTCAAATTCACCTTTTGCATGGTCATTAATATGTCCATCAATTTTATTTTCTATGCGGTCCAATGACTGAACCACGCGATTGTGGTCATCTTTATTCTCGCGACGGCCTTTCTCTACAAGAGCAACAAGAACAATGCTCATAGAGCCGATGAGTGCGACCACAATCTCAATCATCAGATTTCCGAATCCGAGTCGTCTTTGCTTTTGCGTGAATTAGAAATCATCAAACCCGCAAGTGTTCCGGTAATGAACGTTGCAACGCTTGAAAGTACACTGAAAAACATTTTGTCGTTCTCCGCCTGAACGCCAATGGGTTGGGTAACAAACACGAGCGCATACAGAATTGCCCCTGTCGTAAGAAGAAGAACTCCACCTAGGACGCAACCAATAACAAATTTTAGTCGGGCGTCCAACTCGTCTGCTGTATAGCGTTTCTTCCTCATGGCTGACTTCCTTTTCCGATAAGCGTGTACCAACACGTGCCATTTACGTCGCAAATAGGTGGGTTGCATTCTTCGTTCTCCCAGTTTTGTGGGTCTTGGCATGGGTACCTATAATGCCCATCGCCACAGGAGGCAAGCACTGGGGTAAGCAGCAAAGACAAACAAATTATAAATTTAGTAATTTTCATTGCTTCCCTTTCAGGAGGGGTCAGCCGCCAAACATCTTCTTCCAGGTGACAGGTCCAATCACGCCATCAGCAGTAAGGCCATTAGTGGTCTGCCATGCCTTGACTTTGCCTTCGGTTCCCGGACCAAAATCACCATCTTGGGGATTTGCGCCAACAATTGCTTGAACGAGTTTGACGGCATCACCCTTGGAGCCTTTTTTGACGGGGGTTCCTGGGTAGTCGAAAGTTAAACCCCCACCGCCACCGGCAGGCGCAGCAGCAGCGGCGGGAGCAGGTGCGGCAGCGGCAGAACCGTCGGGGGAAGCATCACCGAGGGCGTATTGCCAGTGCCATAGTTCGAATTCTTTGGAGGCTGGGTTGTCGCCCTGGAGGTAGAAACCCCACTTGGGTGCATTTGCGCACATCCAGTCGCCACACGCTCCACCCATTGAGGTGAGTTTGCCGTTGACGTCATATCCGAGGTCAATTGCGAGACCCCAACCATGATTTGAGCCCTTGAGACCAGTGGGGTCCGGTGCTGCTGAAGGGGCTTTGCCCTTCTTGAGGTACCAGGTCTTGCCTTCGTACTGACGGGTGACGCCAGTACCGGTGTCGGTGGTGACGTAGCGGTCCATAAACATGTTTAACTGGCCTTCAAATGAGCGGTAGTCGCCAACATTCTTGAGTTTGAAGCCAGCAGCGAGGGCAGCGTCATACATTTTGTCAAATTGAGCAGCAACAGGGGCATACATCTGTCCACCAGTTTTGACTTTTGCCAAAACATTTGCTGGTAACTGACCATTTTTGAACTGCTTGAGTGCTGTTGGTACTACAAGTTTAATGAAAGGATATTTGCTCATATGAATCTCCTGAAATATTAGGGTTCTGTACTTATATTGTACAGGCTTTACTACTATTCGTCAGATGGTTTAATAACGGCAATGAGCAGGTGCAATAGTAAAGCGAATACGAATATTTGAATTCCCTGAGATTTTGTTGGTCCGCTCAAGGTGATGAGTACTAAAACTGTTCCTGCCACGGTCCAGTTGAGTCCGTCAAGAACTTCTAAGAATTTGTGCCAATATTTTTTCATTATTTCCTCTTTCTATTTTGTTAATTTCACTTACCTATGCGTGATGGCGATACTTGTACGGGGATAGGAATCATTGTTAATGTCAGTGCGGTTCCTGCAATCAGAACACGACGAGTGCTTACTGGAATGCTGGAGCCGAGAGGAATATATGTGTCTACATTTCCTGCGGCAAAAATATTAATTTCTTCTTCAAATGCTTCCTTGACTTCAACGGGGGCATCCTGTACTGCTTCAACAAGGGCGGCAGCCTCAGCATCCGAAATGTCCCCAATTGGAACGGTGGCAAAAATTTCAGTAGCCTGGTCGCCCGTAATTGACTCCAATACCTCACCACTTGTGGCAATACTTATTGATTGCTCTTCCGAAAGACCATTTTCGATAATGGAGTCAACCGCAGCCACGACCTGCTCATCGCTAACACTGTCGCCACCCAAAACATCAACCAACTCATCAAACGCCGCATCCGAAATCGGCTCGTCTAAAATGGCGTCAATAACAGAATCAAAAGCCTCGTCACTTAATGGCTCTTCAAAAATAATGTTAAGAACTTCAGCGAATGCCTCATCGCTGATGTCGGCGGTAAATACCTGGTCCACGACAGCAGCGATTTCTTCATCTGACAAATCTTCGGCAAATACAGTACTTACGAGTTCGGCAAGTGCCTCGTCTGACAGGTCTTGACTAAAAACCTCATCAATCACTGCGATAAATTGCTCCGTGTCAAGGTCTGACGTCAAGAGTTCAGTAGCAACGCTAACTAGTTCTTCTTCTGACTCTGTTGCAGCCAATGCGTCACTGACAGCATCCGTCAATTCTTCGGGTGACGGGTCCCCTGCGAGAATGTCGTCAACGACCGCTTCTGGTGTTTCTTCTTCTACCGGTAATTCCGGTGTTGTATCTGGCGTTTCTTCTTCTGGGGCTGATTCAGGTACGGTTGTTTCGGGTGACGTTGTGTCTTCGGAATCTCCGGTTCCTCCATCAGTGCCTCCATCAGTAGTATCTGGTGTTGTTACTATTGTATCTTCTGGCTCCGTATCAGGAGGCGAAGTAACTGGAAGTTCAGTTGTTGTTGGTTCTTCTATTTCTGGCACCTCTGTTGTCGTAGTAGTTGGAGGCTCAGTTGTTGTAGCAGGAACTTCTGTCGTTGTTGTGGTTGTAGGTGGAATAGTTGTGGTCGTGTGGGCGGAGTT